TCCTATAGCTCTAAATACTGCGTTCCAAGTCAAAGCACGGGCTGTAGCATTGTCTTTAATTCTTATCACTAGGGTATTTCTGTCTGAGAGAGTTATAACAGAAGTAGGAGCAGCAAAAGCATCTGCGACTGCCAGAGCTGTGATTGTGTGAGTATGTCTTGTACCTGCGATTGCAATAGTTGTAGTTGCACTAGATGCTTCTGTTGTTGTTCCTTCTGTAGAGCCTGTACTGACAGCTACCAGAGGACTGGAGTCAGTTCCATTTCCTGTGATAGTTGTGCCGTCTACTTTGACTGTTTTGTTTATAAGGTACTGACTTCGTGTATCTAAAATTGCAATAGCTCTATCAAGGCTCTCTTGAGTGGTGAACTTGTCTATTCCTTCAATCTGCTTAGCTTCTATCTTAGTGTCGTTCTTTTTGCCCTTGTTTATTTTCTCTACGATTTCTTTTCTGGTATCTAAAATAGTTGATTCAGGAAGTTTTATTTTTGCTAAGACATTCTCCACAATCAAATCCTCATCAGCATCTTTGCCGTCTTTTACTTTAATTTTAGAAATATCAGAAAGAGCTTTTAATGCCTTTTTAAGCACTTCCTTTGTCTCTTTCGCAAGAGTGTCTACTTTGGCATTTACCGTGCCTTCTAGGGCAGTTTTAAGGCTTATTTGACCCTCCTCAAGCCCTGTTAGAGATTGCTCTAGTCTTGCTTTAAGGTCTTGTGTGTTTTGAGTGTTTTCTTCAGAAAGAACTGCCTTCGTTTTCTGAATGGAATCAGTTACAACTTTAAGGAACTGAGCAAGTTGCTCTGGTGAAATAGTGGTTTCACTTAATAATTCAAGAACCTTCTTTAGTTTTTCTAATTTGTTGTTATCCATTGTTGTTATTTATTAGCCTTCTTGGCCGCTTGATACTCTGCACGGAGTTGGGATTCTATTTCCTTTAGATTTGTTGTTCCCTTTTTAGCTCTTAAATACGCATTGTAAAGATTCGGGTCATTTTTTGGGTCAAAGTTCGCAATACGATATTCTATTTCAGGACCTCTCCCTATTATAATAGTTTTTTCTTTCCCATCTCTACTCATGATAGTAGTTTCTCTGGGTATTGTTTTACCTGTTTTTTTTGCAAGAACATAGGTATCAGTACTTCCCACTCTATAAGCAGATGATAGATTTTTCCTATCAATTCCAGCTTCTAATGGTTCTTTCACTACGCCCTTCACATACTGCTCCTCTGTCATTCCTTTAGCGATGGCTTCTTTGGCAGATATGCTACTATTAGGGGATGATACAGACTTGGTTATTGGTTTTGATGGCTCTTTTGCTCCTGGTACTTTTATAAATCCACCCTGAGCGTTCTTAGGATTCTTTAGGTTGTCTTTTGCTGACTGAAAACGGCTTTTCTTAGATGTGGGGATTTCGCCCTTGCTAAAATTTGGCGGTGGAGTAGTCTTAGGGGATGCCCTTAATTTTGATATTTCTTGTTGTGGTAGCGGTGTTTGCTTGGAAGGAGTAACCATTGGCTTTTTAATGCCCTCTGGTGGATTTACCTCTGATAGCATCTCTGCTATTTTTGCTTGCACTTTCTTGCTTCCAAAGAATTTCTTTGTTAAGAATCCACCTATTGCTGTAGGGTCTCCACCAGATAACATAATCCAGTCTGTAAGATTTACATTGTTAAGACCCGTCTTGCCCACTACCTCATCTCCAAGACTATTGATGAGGTTTTTTGATATTTGAGTTTGTTTGTTTAGCTCTTTAAGGTTTGAGAAGCCTAGTTCCTCCGCCTTTCCTACTTGCCACTCTCTGAGGGCACTGTCTATGTTGGTAGCTGTTTGAACTTTATCGGGATTCATCATTTTATTGTAACCGAGCTTGACCTCTCTTTCGTAGAGTCTTTTCATTACGTTTACATCAGTCATTGTGAGACCTTCGTTTGCATTTTTAGCAACAAGGTCTGACACCTGCTTAGAAATAGGGGATGGTACATTCTTTGAAGAAGTAAGGTTGACTCTTTCTGTTAGTCCTTCCAATACATCGTCTATAACACCTGCTTTGAATGTTCCTTGCAGGGTATCAAGTGTCTCGTCTACAGATTTAACTGATTGAGAAAACTTAATAGCTTCTTTCTCAACTATTTCCTGTGGACTACCGAAGTTACCAGTCTTCGTAAGGTACTCTCCGTGCGATTCACCTGCTAGTGCCTTGAACTTCCTCGCTTGATTAGGTGTGAGTCTTGCAACTCTATTCATAATTTCAGGGCTCTTCGGTACAATACTTTTACCTAACGCAAAAGTTTCTGTAGCCACTTCTCCTGCGCCTTGCCTTATTCCAGCGGTGACAGTGGATGCACCTTCTTTCAATGCAGTAGCTCCTCTTTTGCCAACTCCAACACCAATAAACTCAGATGCGAGACTCGCAAACCCACCAGCTGCGTCAAGGTTGTCTTGTGTTTCTGGTGAAAGCCCCTCATACCAGCTAATGAGCTTTTGTGTTTCTGGTCTCTGCACTACTTCTTGTCCAAAACTTGAAACAAGTTCCATTGTCCTCTGTTCACCTTTAGGAGTGAGGGCTAGTTTAACAGCACCTTTGAAAACAGAGCCGATAGCGTCTGCTCCAGCACCTGCCACCTGACCTGCTGTTTGGAAAATTGCACTTGCATCGCTTTTCTGTCCTGACTGCATCTGACCTCTAATACCAGTTATAGTGTCTGCCCTTTTTTGTGAGCTTGATAAGATGTCTCGCCCAACACCAAGAAAATCTCCCTTAACATCTTGAAGAAAGGATTGCTTTTGTTCTGCTGGTTTTGGTGGAACAACTCCAGTTCTAAAGTTAGTGATAGCCTGAGTAACATCCTGCTGGGATTTACCATTCTGTAGCCCCCACTTTATTATTTCTTGTTCTTGTGTATTAAATGCCATGTTAGCGTGAGTTATAGTAAAGTGCAGGGCTTTGTGCAGTACTGCTAGAACCAAAAGCACCACTTAAGAGACTTTGTTCCTCTGTAGAAAGAGTAACCCCAGTTGAACGCTGCATTGAAGTTTGAGCCAGTGTTTTAATTCTGTCTAATTCCCCGTTAAATGAAGCCTCATCAATGTTCCATACACCCGTTCCCAATCCCTCTTTGTTCTTAATTTCCCAGTCATTAAGTTGAGTCGCTGCGGCCCTTAGAGCATCTCCCTCCCTATCAGTCAAAGCACCAAAGGTTGCTCCTTGTTGTTTTGAGCCTATCAATTTATCTAAAAACTCCTGACTTGTTAGTCGGTGTACCGCTCCTGCAAATTGCTGTCCTTTTCCTGATACTGAGTCTGAAACATCTCCAAATGTCCCTATTCCTAAAGTAAGTGGCACTTTTGCTACACTTTGAACTCCAGCCTTAATTTTTCCAAACAATCCATTTCCTTGTGGAGTTCTACTCAGAAAGTTAGTCCCCACTCTACTTGCCATGCCGCCAGAACTTTTAATTGAGTCGATTAACACTAATTTATCTGACAGTACTTGATTCTGTCCTTGTGTAGTTTGTAATGCAGCTTTTTCTGCTTTTCTTTCAGCCGCAGTTGGCTGTCCAATCAACGCTGTTTCTCTTTGCGTCTTAGCCAGTTGAGCTTGCCTTAGTTGCATATCCAACTTCATCATAGGGTCATTGATACCAGAGACTAACTTAGAGAAGTCTTGCTTGTAGGTAGCTGATTGAGGGTTGAGAGACATGAGTTTGCCAGCTAGTCCGCCTTGATTGTTTTTGAGTGCCATTTGGGCGAAATCTTCTTGTGTTTTTAGCAAGTTTTGTCCTTCTGCGTAGGCTCTGTCCTCTTGCTTTTGTATACCATCGAGCTTTGCTTTCTCTCTGCCCGTTAGGAATGTGAAAATGGACTCATTTCTTTTTGATTTTGCATTGTATGCGTTGGTAGCATCGTCAGAATATATCTTGAAAAGCATATTCATGTTTGATTCCGCCATTGCAAGATTCCCCTGAGCTACAGAAAGTTGTGCCGCGACAGGAAGTGCTAGGATGGCTGCTTCACGAGCTATTTGAGCCTGTCTACCACCGATGATAGTTTCTGGTATTCCACGCCCTTGCCCTGTCTCTGCAATCTGTTGAGCCTGTGAGGTAGCGACTATCTGATTTAGTTGACCAGTTAAGTCACCGACTAATTGTTGTTTCTGTAGGAAACCGGTTTCATTTTGAGCTTTTTTGAACGCATCTGCTCCTGAAGGTGCTTGATTGGTGTCTTGAGCACTCAAGTACTGAGAGAAAATACTGGCAAGATTACTGGTTGCTTGGTTCTTTTGTTCTGTAAGTGTTTTCAGTGAATCATTTGCACTTACTTGTAGACCCTGATTAATTCCTGAAAGATTGGGTTGGTTAAGTACACTTGAAGTTCCAAAGTTTATCTTTTGACTCTCGGGATTGTTTACTCCGATATTAGGAGCTTGAATGACATTGCTCAGCAATGGAGCTACATTATCTGGTGCCACGAATGCTACGTTAGGATTATTTACGTTTTGAGAAGGGAGGGTTGCACCTGCTCCTGAACGACCACTTGCGATTGAAGATGCGGTTGCACCTGCTCCTGAGTAAGCGTTTATTCCAGCAGCAACATTTGCTGCACGTGCTGCGTTTATTGATGATACTTGAGAGCTAGTGTATGCCATATATTTATATAATTATACCATTTATACCTGTGCACCTACTAAGGAAAAAATATTTGCTGTACTACAAATATACAATTTGCCTCCAACTTCTATAATTTCTCCCACTTCTGCGGTTGTTGGTGCGGTCACATAACTTGGCACCTTCAGTCGTGTAGTGAAGTTGCTTTTTTTATTAAAGTCCTGTACTGCTGAAAAGTTGTTCTTGTAATACTCATTGTTAAGAGCCTCTAAGTCTTTCCTAAGCTGGTCTATTTGCATCTGCATTTCTGTAATGTTCATTAGATTGTAGAGAGAATTGTTGCACGAGCAGTCCAGCTAGTAATTTCCGCACCACCGGTACTTTCAATCCTAAACTTAAACTCCTTTCCACTTGGAAAAGCCAGTCCAGTAGACTCTATGACGTTAAATGTCTTTGTCAGTGCCCCTACGGTACTAAAGCTTCCTATTGTAGTGAACGCCACCGCATCATCTACCTTAACTTTGACGGTAATGCTCTCTCCTGACACCAACCTTCTAAATGACACCTTGAAGCTGTCTAGACGTTTATCCATCTCTACATCACCAAACTCTTGTATAAGAGAGTCATATATTGAAGTGAAGGCGTAGGTAGCTACGTCATTTGTCTTATCCACACTGCCATCGTTGTTGTACGCTATGAAAAAGAAGTTAGCGGCAGAACCAAAGGCTTGTATTCCTGCGGTAGTTACGTTCTCATCAATCAAATCTAGAGTTAATGCCCACGGATAGTTAGCGTTCTTCCTTCCGAATGACCAGATACCCTCGTCATACTCTGTACCTGCTTCATTTGTCATTATCTTTGCTGAAAAGAATAGACGGTTGTTCTTGACCGCCTTAGATATAGGCATAGTCTTCCCTGTGAGCTTCAAGGTGAAGACTTCTTTCAATACTTGAGGAATACCCCCAGAATAGCCTTGTATAATCATAGAGCCCCTTCCAGCCCCTGTAGCGTTATTTAAATATCTGTCAGTAACACCGACAATCATACCTTCGATAGCTTCTATCACTCGAAGTTCACCCTCTCCCCAGTCAATTACCTCCTGGACGTCTGGAGAAGTGAGATTCCATAAGAAAACCTTTGATACTCCATTAAATGTTGAAATAGGGGCACAGCCGATAGCTAGATACTTTCCAAAGTTACAAATGGAAGTAATTTTAAAGTTTGTAGGAAGTGTAAGAATTGCATCTTGCACAGTGCCTCCTGCGTTCACTCGTACGAGCTTATTGTTATAAGGAAGATACAGGTTATCGTCTAGTGCAATAACACCTTGAGCAACACTGGTGATAGTTGCCACAGTTCCTTGTGAGTTTGTGATAGTTGGAGTACCTGAAAGAAGTCCCCAGCGAAAGACTTGAGTCGTTCCTTGAAAGCCCCACGCATAATCTTTGTATTCCACTAAACAACCGTTCTTTACTGCTCCATTACCCTCTGAAGAAGCTGGGGTAGTCCATAGTCCTGACTCTGCTAAATCCTTTTGTAAAATCTTAGTCAATCCTCCTGCTGTTTGACCAAGCCCATAGAGCTTTCCTGAACCAGAGGGATAGAGAAAGTCTCTGACAAAATACTGTCGTAAGTCAGTCGCACCAATAGCAGTAGCGTGGTCTACTTCAAATGAACGATAGGGTGTTAGCTTCTTTGGATTTGAAAATATGTCAAAGTGTTTAGTGATTATAAATTCACTAGACGACTCTTTCCTGACATCATCTGCGATGCCACCTGAGAAGTTATTTACCCTTATTTCTATTTGTTTAGGCATTACGCAATGAGGTTATTACCTACCAATAGTCTGTATATCCTTCCCGCATTACCAGCAACACCTGCGTTACTATTTCCCACAGCACCAGCAGCTCCCACAGCCCCTGCAGTTCCAGCCAAAGCCTGAATAGTGCCAGTGTCAGTTAGTGTTTGGTAGATAAGGACTATAACACCGCCACTTCCACCTCCACCACCTGAGCCTCTATCACCTCTCGCTGGGTCTGCTGAACCACCTTGTCCACCATTTCCTGCATTTACTTGGATAGTCCCACTGTTTATTATAGTAGGTGAAGCAATAACAATTACTCCTCCACCACCTCCACCTCCTCCTGAGCCTGCACCCTGGTTTGTTCCATTGCTTTCTGCTCCCCCTCCCCCTCCACCACCTGCACCTGCTGATAAAACCGCAATGCTAGTTGAGCCCAGAACTCTTAGAAGTGCTGATACGTTTGTTACTCCACCACTTGTTACTCCTGTAATTGCACTAAAAGTAGCAGGGAAGTTTAGCGTTTCAGTTGTCGCAACACCACCAGCACCTGCTGCAACAGCACTAATACCCCCCGCTCCACCGCTTACCGCAGGCAATGACGGGTTAACCGCACCTCCATTTGTACCCGCCGTTGCAGCTGGAGAACCAGAAGGGCCCCTACCATTACCACCAGCACCTCCTGCACTTCCAACACCAAAAGTGTTTAGTGTTTTAGCTGCTCCACCTGCTCCTCCCACTCCAGTACCAGCACCAATACTTGAACCACCCTGACCAGTAGCACCGTCATTTCCATTGTTCCTTATTGTCCCTGCGTTGTTGATACTTGTCTTACAATAGAGAGAATACCCTGCTGTATCTAACACAGCCCCAGCTGAAACAGTCACGCTGGAATAGTATCTATTGGCAGCCATTGTTGTTGTGCCAGAAGCAACATTTAAGTCACCGTCTGCTCCTGAACCAAAGCCATTGAAAATAGCGGGCATAGAGGAAGGGTTTATAAACAACCTTGCTCCAGTTGCTCCAGTTCCAGTTCCAGCCGCCACTTCACCTGATGTTGCCTCCTCTACCACACCCCTAACCGTTGTTGATGCGTTAGTGTTACCACCTGAGTCCACATACGCCTTTACTGCCTTCTGTGTAGCCACTTTCAAGTCACTATTAGCAGCTAGAGTAGTATCGGTATCAAGTACAGTAGTCTCTACCTTATCAGCGTTAAGGTTACTGAAATTGGTATTAATGTCAGTACGACTTGTTGAGATATTATCTCCTGCGTTGATTGTGGTTAAAATACTCATGCTGGTTTTGCTATGTTAGTAAGTGAAGAACCCGGTCTTAATGTGTTAGTAAAGATTGTTCCTGTGGCTGCCCAAGTGCGAGTCTCACTGGCGTATGTTGTGGTGATGGTAGCCCATGTTTCATATCCGACAACCTTTGCTGTGTTTATAAGTGATGATGTTGGTCGTGAAATGTTTGAGATTGCCATTATCGTGAGCTTCTACGCTTGGTTGTTAGTTTTAACACCTCATCTGTCTCTCTGCTTGCGAAGTACTCGTCAATAACCGCTTCTTCTTTCTGTAGCTCTACTGAGAGTGCTTGTAGGTTAGGAAGTCCCAATGTAAACGCTACATCATAGGCTGAAGCCACAATGAAGCCTCTGTGGAGGTCATCAGCCACTCCAGGTTGTTTTGTTGTGTCTGTTGCTACGAAGTACGAAGGTGAACGTTGAAAGTAGTACATGATTCCTGAAGTTACTGATACCGCAGGCTTTGGATAGAGCCTGATAACGTTATCGGCAATCTTGTCGTAGTAAAGTGGGAGATTTGCGGTTTTATTCCATTCATCGAGAGCAATACCTCCGAGTTGTGCTTGATCCATAGGAATAAGCTGTCTCCATAGACCTGAAGCATCTAGTATGTCGATTCTGGTAAGGTTGGTGATTCTATTGCCCTGCTCATCAGTAAGGAATGAATACTCGGATTGGTTTGCAACAAGGTCTGTAGTTCCTCTTGGGAGTTTTGTATGGTTTGTGTCATCAAGCTGAAAGCGTCTATCAAGCACCTTTCCTCTGGTAAAGATGTGATTAAGCCAGTTGTTACACGAATTTACCACATTGGCGGTTGCCCATTGGGTAGCATCAACACGAGCCATAACTCTGACTTGCTCCACGATGCCCAAACCAGTCGATGTATTCGAGAAGACTGCCATAATAGTGTGGTTATTTTTTCTTAAAGTTTGTCTTAAAGTCGACTATGTGGCTAAAGATTGACGCTATGATTACATCATCCTCTAAATACAATGAATCGTAATCCTCGTACTGGTCTTGTAAAAACGGCTTCATGAATCCACGGCTCAAAGGTATAATCTTGTCGTTATACTTCTGTGCTTTGAGTGCAATCTTGTTTCTTTCTGTCTCTTTATCTTCCTTATTCTTTTTTACTTCTTCATACTTGTTTCTTAGCTCTGGTGCCATCTGTGCAGTCATTCTGTCAAAGATTTCTTGCTTGTATACCTTCATTTCTGCAATAGCGTCTTCTACTTTTACTGTTACAGCCTTCTCTTTCTCTAAGATGTCTGAAATATCCACCTTTTTTTCTTCTTCTATAAGTGTTTTGTTTATCTCCTCTAGTTCTATCTCAAGTGCATCAATTTCTACTGAAACAGCTCTGCCTTTTTCCACCAAAGCACCCTTCTCTAACATGAGTTTCTTCAATTTATCAGAATCGATTGTAATAAGTCTTGGGTACATAGTGTTATGAGTTAATTATACCATTTTTAAACAAAGTAGCGTAAGCGTCTCTCCATAGGTGAGCGTTGTTTGCAATCGAGTATGTCTTTTCCACATATTCCTTTGCCTTTTTGCCCATTTCAACTCGTAGTCCCTTGTCAGTAATAAGGGTCTCAATCTGTTCAATCCATGAAGCTGTATCAGTAGCCAGAAGAAGGTGTTCTGTGTCTGATTTGTTCACTTCATACGGGGAATCACCGGTAGAGAATGATTGTGCAACTGTTGGAATCTCCAGCATAGAATTTTCTATAAACTTGAGGTTAGACTTACAGCGATTGAATAGCGAGTCATGTCGAGGGATTATCACCATGTCGAGCTTGAGATTGTTTAGATACTCATAATATTCGTCAGTCGGTGCGTATGAGTGCCATTCAATGTTCATCTTATTCCAAAAGGCGTATTCCTCTACATATAACTGCTTGTATATAGCATTATTGCCTTCTGGTGGAAGGGATAGAAGCACAAGTCTCACTCTAGGGTCGTTCTGATAGTGTTCTATGATTGGTTTCAGTCCTTCTACGTCAGCAGTCACCCCAACAGAGCCGGTGATACCTATTCTCACAATGTCTGTTTCATTCCTTAGAGGTTCTGGGTAATAGAAGGGGTCTACGGTGTTTGGTAAGACAATCACATTAGGATTTAAGGCTTCGTATTCCTTTTTGAGAAACTCTGTAGAGCAAGTTACCAGGTCTGCCTCTGTAATGAAGGTGTCGAGGTTCTTATTCATTATGTCTAGTCCACGCTTCACCCTTTCTTCATTCATGTATTCCGTAAACTTGAAACCTCCGGCGTCTTTTGCGGTGTCATCATTGTCAAAGACTATCTTCTTGCCTTGTGCCTTGAGTGCCCTTGCCACAGTGAGAAGTTCTTCTGATTCTGGTCGGTGGAATACTACTACATCTGCGCCCATTAAAGCCTTGGCCTTCTCCTCTGGTGTTGCTCGGTTAATGGCTAGAGTTGTTCTGTCACCATCCCAGCCGTTCTCCTGTAAAGGAAAGAGACATCTGACGTTAAAACATCCTTCGAGTGAAGTGTGAATGAAGTAAACTTTCATATTATTGTTCTAGTAGCTCAAGCTCTGCCTTCTTCTCGGCAATCCTGAACTTCTTTAATTCTTCTAATTCTGCTAGGTGCTTCTTTGCTTGTGCTATTTGGTCTAGGACTGATAACTCCCCCATAGGAGTTAAGGGTGCTACAGGAGCCATTGTAGGGGCTATTGAAACTACTACAGGAGCTACTGCTGGTGCAACATACTCTGGCGTTACTGGTTCTATTATCTGTTTGGTTCTAGCATTAATAACATTCCCATCTGGGTCAATCCTAACGCTTTCTTTTCGTATGTTTGGCGATATTACTGTTGTCATAATTGCGTGCAGATGTGCCTCATATCTCGCAATCTGCATTGAGTACGAGGCACACAATTAGTCTTATAATTGATTACGCCGCTGTAAGAATTCTTACACCTGCTTCATCTCGGTTTTCAACTACACCGTAGAGCAAGTCTGCGGTTGTAAGAGTCGAGAGGTATTCAGGAATGTAGTTCGATTGAATACGAACTCCATGCTTACCTGTCATTGAACTACCTAGTGAACCACCTGACCCAAGTGGAGACCTTGCCCAATGAAGAGCGTCTTTGTGGGCTAGTGTGTTATATCTACCTGCTGTTCCTGACACGTTCTGAACGTTGTTAGATACGAACACTGGGATACCATACAAAGTTGCTCGTGGAAGTTTTGCTGTTGGGTCATTCACTGGTGAATTAATCGCGAGAGAAAACTTATCGAGGTTTTGTACTTGTTTCCAGAACACTGCTGGTGAAAGGAAGAACGCGACATCTGACTGGGTGTCAATACCTACTGATTCGAGAGCTGAGATAGCTGCACGGATTTCACTGTCGGCTAGGTTGGTAGTAGAAGCACCAACTACTGTTGAGAAACCTTTGAAAAGGTCTGCTAGTGCTAATTCTAACTTTCTTGCCATTGTGTAACCAGCACTCTGAGCATACCTCTCCTGGAGGTAGTATGACTGCTTAACCTGTGCTGCTTCACGGTCTTCGATAGCAAATGATACTTCAAACCACTGGTCTACAGTGAGAGTTACCTTTGTGTCAGTAGCGTTGTTAAGAGTAACTGCTGTTGCGTTACTTTTAGCTGCTGCTGCAAACTCGGTAAGATTCGGAGTGTAGAGTGCTGAACCTCCATCTGCTAATTCTGCAGAACGGTCTGTGAAGAACTCTGCAATCGAGAGTTTCAATTTGAAGAACTCGTTGATTTTCTCACCCCAGATTAGAGGAATACTTTCCGCTAATGTGGTTGAGGATTGTGACGCTGTTGGAAATGTTCCAGTTGCCATATAATTTATAAACTAATAATTATGTATTTTTACTAGTAATGTTATTTACCCATTACTTTCTTAAAAGCCTTCATGTGTTCCTCTCGTGTCATCTCGGATTTGATTTCAGACTGGTCTTGCGATTCGCCTGAACCCTTTGAAGCACCGAGCTTTGCATCTTCCTTTCTTTTCTTCTCTTTCAAATCACTTTGATAGGTTAGGAAAAGGGGTTCTTTGACAGCTTCGGTTAGGGCAATGCCCTTTCCTTTTGCTACCACTTTTGCTTGTTCAATTTCTTCATCCGATAAACCACGGGCAATCAGTTTAAGTTCTTCTAAAAGTTGTGGGTCGTTGTTAATTGAAGGTGGCGTAGATTTTCTTAATTGCTTAAGTTCGTCTTCTGCCCTTCTAGCTCTTGCGTTGATGTTTCGATTGGCTTCACGAGCTTTTTCTAATTTTTCTAATTCATCTGCAAGGTCTACAGTTTCCTCCTCACTGTCTTCGTTGCTACTGGTAGCTTCCTCATCCTCTGTGTCTATGACCACAGCGTCGTCGTTGGTGTTAGCCATTGATGTGTAGCAGATTATGCTTACTGCCAAGCGTTTATGCAGGATTATGCTTACCTGCGAGCCTATGCGTTGTTGAGACGCACCCCTCAATCAATACTACCTCGCTTCGTTCTTTATCTCTTTAGTTTCTGACTTTGATGTGAAAAGGAGTTCAAGGTTAGAGAATGCTTCATCTATCACATCTTTAGCCTCTGCGATTGCTTTCGTGTCCTCTTGAGCAAACACCTTCACTACTGCCTTATCGGTGAGAAAAGACATAAGGTAGTTTTTAACTTCCCCTCTCATATTCTCATTCAAATAAAAGTCTTGGAGAGCACTAGGCATTTTGAGGTGTTGCGTTAGCTTGTAGACTCATGGGACTTGCCTGTTGTGACTGTCCTGTTGGTTGCATAGCCATTTGTGCCTGTGCTTCCTTAGCCTTTTCGTTAATAGCACTTGTAATCTGCACTGGACTGATACCAGCTCCTGATAGCTCGATAATCTTGGTAAGGAGTTGTGAAGCTACTGGGTCGTTAGCTAGGTTAGGATTAGAAGCGTAGGTGACAAGAATGTTGTTGAGACTCTCAAGAGTTGCTGCTTTGTTTCTCTGTTCGCCTGTAATGTTCACAGTTACTTTTACCTTTAGATTCTTGTAGAAGTCCTTTGGAATGTTAATGAATCTCTGGCTTTTTGTTTGTTTAATGAACTCGTCATAGTTGTCTATAAAGGTCTGGTACTCCTCTGCTGTGATGTCTCCGCCTGAAAGGATGATGTCTTTGGCTTTCATGTTTGCCTCTCGGATAGAGAACTTTGAGTCAATGTCTTTCAGTTCATTTGGTGAGAAGTCGTACGAGAGGATGTGTTCAGCGGTGAGCTTAGTCGCAAGATACGGCATTACCCAGTCCTCAATTATTTCAGTCAGAAAGATACCAAACTCCTCTTGAAGCACTTGGAAGACTGAAGATGATTGCTGAAGAACAGTTGCTTGGAGTCTGAATGGAGTCCCTGACGGTGGTGTATCGCCTCTTTGTGCGGCATAGGCACTTGTAGTCTTCTGTAGTTGGTCGTACCACTGATTGATGATCAAGCTGTACTGGTTGAGCCCTCCACTTGGTAGGAGATTGAGAGCTGTAATAGGTTTATTCTCCTCAGTTTCTAGGATAGTTCCATCATCTGTTTCAGTGAGTAGGTTTCTTCCTTTGAGCTTCTTGGATGCAGTCTGTCCGATAACCTTTGTTGTGTACTCCATTGCTCGGTACTGCTTCAAGATTGCGTCATTAGTCCACACTTGAGCTTCTTCTCCTTCTTCCATAACACCGACTCCAAACGCTCTACCTGCCTTTGGCTTACGAGCAAGATACTTGTACACTTCGTCTGTGTTATCTTCGCAATACATAATTTCAAATGCGTCATTGTCTACCTTGCCCTCATCCTTACTTGGAAGACCGGCAATGTAATACAGTTGATATGAGAACTTTGATTTGTCAGCGTCAGTGAATCCTTCACCTTTTGCGTCTTTGTAGATAGCCTGTGAGAATGTGCCTCGTACTTCATACACAGGTATAGTAGTGTTTGATGTTTGATTTTCTAGTTTGTCGAGAACTGCTGTGAGGTTCTTCCACCCTTTCTTCTGTGCTATCTCAACCGCAGTCATCCAGTGAGTTTCTACAATAGGTCTGCTTAGTATCTTTCTTTGGTCAGTAATGAGGTTCTTCCACTCTGGGAGTTCGAGTGTCAATTCTCCATCCTTCATAACTTTCTTCACGAGGAGTGAGCCATAGCGGGTGTGCATATCTCTCATTTCATTCAATGTCTTAGCAAAGTTCGTATCCTTCATCCATACATATATATCCTTTGAAAGAAGCCACGACTCTAGGTAGTGGTTTGCGTCATCAGATGTTATCTGAATATCTTTGGTGTCTAAGTCCTTAGCGGTGTTCTCCACATCGCAGATAGCATTAAGAATCTGCAAGAAAGGCTTTTCCCTTCCGAGTTCATCTTTCTGTCCATTTAGATACTTAGAGTTGTTGTAAAACTCAATCGTTCGTATTGTTTGCTTTTGAGAGAATGACAAACCTTCTACAAGGTCAATAGTCTTGGAATAATTAACCTTGATTTGTTCCAGCTCGGTTTTGATGGATACCATAAATAATTAAATTTATGTCTCCAGTTTTCCTGCTAGACGTTATTACCTATAATTATAACACATTCATATTTGCAAATCTAATTATTAGTCAGGAATATCTTCTGTTCTCTCTTCACAATAAAATTGTCGGGTTTTCCCTTAGAGTCCTTCTGTATAGCTACAGTCTCAAAGGGTCTAAGTTCTCTTAGTGTATCAATGATGGTCTGCTCGTTTGGTGTCATCTTGATGATTTGTTCCGGCTCGGTTTTTATTGTAAGCATTTATATAATTATACCATTTTTAGTAATGCAAGCACTAACGCGAACTCTTATTATCGTTCCTCTGCCTACTCTCCAGTCGTTCTAATCTCTCAATCGGGTCAATGTCTTCATTAAAGGCTCTCCCATTCTTAAAATAAATACTCTTGATAAGAGCAAACTCTGCTGGGTCGTGAAGTGTGGGTCTTTTATCCATTACCGTGTTTGATTAACCTGCCCTCTTAACCTACTCATAAGCCTTTCAGCCTTCTCGGCTTCCATGTCACCCGTTCCATCCTTGATAAGTGAAGCAAGAGCGTAGCGTAGTGCATCCATTGAATGGTCAAAGCCGGCTTCTGGTTCATTGATTATCTTTTCATTCTTATCGGTAGTCCAAAAGAAGTTGTTGTATTCCCTAATGATGTTCTGAGACCTTTGGGTAAGAGATACTTTCTGTGCTTGAATTGTCGTAATGCCATGCACGATACTATCACTCCCTTTCACAGCACCTACAATACTGATTCCGTAGCTTGCTATCTCGTCAATACTCTTAGGCTCTGCACTATCAGCCACAACAAGAGCTGTGTCATGGTTCCTTAGTATGTCCCCTATTTGTTTATTGCTTAGCCCCTTTTGAAAGGTTATCTCATCTAAGATATAGCCTCCGTTGTAGTAGTAAACAGCAACAATAGATGTTGGGTCGTTTGAATAGCCAAAGTCTAGTCCATAGCGTTCTAGTCTTGCTTCGTGGGGTATTGATTCAATGATAGCCCAGTTTCTGTATATCTTTCTTTCAAGACTATTAGGCTCTCCTAGCCACTTATGTTTATACAATGCAGGTCGCTTCTCTTTGTCATCCTCCATTTCAAGGCGAATGATATCGGGCATCATCTTGTACTTCATTGCGATGTCGTAGTTCACATTGATGACGAGTGTGTTGGGTCTACCTTCTAGTACAAGTCTTTGGTGTACAGGGTCATCTTCAAGGAGTCTGTTGTATGTATATATAATCCGTGAGCCTTCCTTTCTAACTGTAGGTGTAAGGACATCAATGCTTGGCTTAGATACTGATTGTGCTTCTTCTACCCATGCGATATCAATACCCTCGATAGACTTGATAGATTGCTCGTTGCGGTGCATTCCTTTGAATAGAAAGTCAGAGCCATTGAGCTTATTTATGATTGAGTTGTTTGTTATCTCAAACTCTTTTAGTTCGTAGAGGTTTATAAGGTCTGCAAGGAGTTGGTGTGAACTGTCAGCAATAGAGCTTTGAAACTCTCGGAAGCACGCTATTCGTGTCTTCTTCATACGAGCTTGTATCAATAGGTATCTTGCTACTGTGTGAGACTTCAAAGAGAATCTCCCTCCGTAGACAGCAGCTTCACGCCAGTCATTATCAAACAAGCGTTTGTACTCTATTGGTATCTCTACTACTTTTAGGTTATCCATCAATGAACTTAACTAAGATTGGTACTGGTGTCGTTATCTCTAGGGTGGTTGAGGTGTCTTGTTGTGCTTTACCCTCTGCAAACTCAATCATATCTTTACCGCTTACCTTGTGATCTGAGAGGAATAGTTCTTTATCCTCGTCTGACATTTCCATAAACTTCTTACTTAGAAATTGCTTCATTGTTCCCTTTGGTCTGCCACTAATGTTACCTGATTGCCCAGGCTGAAACCTTGTGCTTATTGATGGGTTAGGATTAGACATGATGTTCCTGCTGTTTTCCTGTTACTAGGAATGGAATAAACGCTACCCCTGTTTAGTAAACCCCTTTTTAAAAGTTCCGTTCGAGTGTCTTTCAGTATCTTCCATATCATTGTATTATACCACACCCTTCTCTCTTTTAAGTATCTCTCCGTCTATCTCTGCTCTTTGTTCTTTTGTTGTGAAGTAAGTTCCCTTCCATTTTATCATATATTCATTCTCCAACTTCATTCTTTTCATGCCGTGGATTTCTTCAAAGACGTTTGTGTGTACGGGTAAGTCTGGTGTGAACTCTGTGTACTTAAATCCATCTAACCATCTTACTTCTAGGTATACAGCGAGTATCTTATCGTGGACTATTGGTAGGTTAGGAAGTTCTTTTGTTACAAACTTTCCCATGTAGTGGAAATTGGATTTGGTGAAGACAACATTTCCTTCTATAGCAAAGACTTTATCAAATAAACTAATATCTTTTATTAAACAAGTATCGTGTATAAATACAAACTCATCAAAATTTTCTTTACCTCGTTGGAGTACTGCCAATTCCCAGCCATTCCATTCGTTTACTATAAGGTTATCAATAGGAAAATCTGGGGTGTAGTTATCATTTGATACTACCAGTACCTTATACGGAGTTCCTTTGAGTGAGTCTAAGCAGGGTTTTAAATAATCCTTTGTGAATGCTGATGTACCAACGACGATTCCTTTCATATTATTTCTTAGTTAAAACTGGCAACGAATATAAGTCTTCATCTTTGTGTTCCCACATATACCCTAGAAAGTCCATTAAAACAGGCAAGACTTCATTGCCCTTTTCTGCACCTAGTGAAATGCAATAATTAGCCGATAACATTGTAACTCGCTTCATTGATAGTGGTTTTCTCATACATACATTGTATACAAATACAACAAGTTAGTCAACTGTTTTTAGTTTATCGGGTAATCCTGGAGTCTTAACAAACGTATGTCCATTCATTACTTCCTCTACTCCCACATAGTCTTTTCTTACTGCAAAAAAGTCTCCGTGAGTAGTATTTACCCTACTAATAAATATACAATGTGTATCACTTAACGCAGCTTTCATAATTTCACTGTCTTCTCGCCCATGCCACTCGCCACGAAAGTGTTTCACGAGAGACATATAGGGCTTAAAAGCCGTGAGTATTTGCCCCTCCATTCCTTCTGTATCTACCTTGAGTAGGTCTATTCGAGGGAAGTTGTGCCTATCCATTATCTCTTTGAGCGTTGAGGCTGGTACTGTTATCTCGTGGTCTAGCTTTGAACCCATAGGCTCGAACAAATCCCATCTAAAGTTTCCTGAAACGTGTCCATTCCCTGCCCACTCGCAAACATTAAAAGTTACTTCCTTTCTCTCATCTCCGATTATTGCTTCTTCTATGTAAGTAAGTTCGTTGTCAGTGTTTAGCTTAGTGTACTTCATGCACTCTGGGTTAGGCTCACAGGCCAGTATCTTAGCGTCAGGGAAGATATTGTGAGCGTGCATTGAGAACATACCCACATTAGCTCCGAGGTCTACAATGTATTCTATATCCTTGTCAGAGTCAGCAAGTTCTTGGAGTCTATACTCATCATCTTCTACTACTGCAACGTAATGTCCTTCCACACACTCCTTTAGCTCTGGTGAGAAATGTAGTTTATTCATTGTATTTTGTCTCTTTTTAATAAATGGTTTCTAGTATCATATTTTCTGTGGCACCCTCTGCACATTCTTATCCAATCTTCTAAATTTCTTTTATAAGTGTGGTCTTTGTTCGCCCACTCGTACCACTTTTTTCTGTTTGTAGTTCCACATTCTTCACACTTTTTTGGTGTTCCTTTGTTCTTTCTAATCCAAATATGCACCCCTTGGTACCCAACCTCATCTCCTTTCCAGTTTTGGTGTTCTTTCCCCGCCTGAAATCCGTTCTCAATTATACCCTTCGTTCCTGTGTGCCACGGCTTGTTTCCTTTTTGAAAACCATTCTTCCTTGAAATGGCATTGTGATATTCTGTTCTTTTATAAGTTCCTGTTGGCACAATAAGAGTATATACTTATCATACACAGATGTCAACTACCCGTAATTCTCTGTACTTATCTTGGCATAATACTTAAGATGTATATCCCCTTGTGCTTCTAATAGTGGTCGCTGGGTATGGTACGACAGGTGGACTAACAACGCATCTCCACAAAAAAAGTTCGGCTTACCTAATGCCATTGGTAGCTCCCACGACAGTTGTGGCTCTTCGATATAGCCAAGTTTTATTTTATCCTTACCAAACCAGCAGATACTACAAATAGAGAATCGTTCAAAGTTTACGAGGCTTCGGCTTGGCAAGTAGTATTTATATAGTGTCTTTTCTTCATAGTTCTTTCTAAAGGTGTTGTGTATGTGGTTTATAAGTCTGTTGTCGGTGTAGTTAAATTCGTGTAGGTATGAGTAGTCCGGGTCTGTCTTGTCATACTTCCTCACCACACCAGCTTCCTCACTGAGTACACCCTTCTCTTGATGCCACGCTGTGCAGGTGGTGGAGTTAATTATGTTTGGGTAAATTATGAAAGCGTCTGGGTTGTCTATCCTAGCCTGACACATCTTCTCAATAGCACCATCTTCTATCCAAATAATATCGTCATCAAATCGTATGTAAATTGTGTCGTCATCTTGAGCGTTGGCAAAGAACTTGTGTGTCTTTAATGGGTTAAATGTCTCATACAAACCACTTACCCCGTCTTCGGTTGAGTCTATTGCGTCTCCTATCCTGTAAATCCTTACCTTTGGATTCTCTGCTTCCATACTAAGGAGGTAGGCGGTGTCTCCTGCGTCTATGGTGTTGTACCAGAGTTGCCAGCCGTCAATCAAACCTTCTTCCATTTTCTTGTAGATGGATTTCTTAAAGACAGAAAGATACTTCTCCCTTCCTGCTGGGGTGCAGATCACTACCTTAAACTCCTGGTCTTTATATTTTATCATAATCAAATGGACCTATTTTAGTAAACTTAGCACTCTCTACCTTTTGCGGAATCATCCACGGGGCTGTAGCACCAAACTTTAATTCAAGAGGAACAAACTTGCGGGCGATACTTAGTCCACAACGATAGGGAAAGTGTTTGCCGTGTACCTCTCTGCTTGTTCCTAGATTAAGTACATCATACCCCATTTCCTTGAAATCGTTTACTAACTGCCGTTCAGGTGGACAAAAGACCCAACCACCCCCAACTTCATAGGATATTTCAGGCCACGGGATACCTGAAGTATTTGGTGAGTCCTTGGTAGGCCAAAGGTTAGTGTCGTGAAGGACTAGAATAGTCTTATCGGTGATGATGGATGCCCTACGAAGTTTTTGAAACACACAAAGCTCGGCTTCGTAGGCGTGGCAATCAAAGAATACCAGATCAACCGCCTCATTACCCAAGTCTTCTGGGGTTAAATCTGAGACTTCTTTAATGATAACAACGTGATTATCTGCGACCTTTGGGGTAATCTCCTCTACTCCCCAATCAACAGAGTAGACTGTGCCTTTATCGCCTACTGCCTCACAAAAGTTCTTAGCACCATACCCACTAGCAGACCCCAGCTCCAAGATTCTTTTAATTCTAGTTGTCCTTATTAAGCCAAAGAGAAGAAGGGCTTCGTCATCTTGAATCGGCCCTGGGTTGCTCTGTTCTTCAGCTTGGGTTAGGTGTTCTAGGTTATAGGTAGTCATTTTGTTAGTTCATACCACGCTTTAGTTTTTTTACGAAACTCATCAAACCAAGGGTCTCCGCTGTAGTTTTCTGGGTCTTTCCACAGTCCTTCGTTGTGCCTTATCCCCACCGCTTCATGTTCGAGGCTTTGGAAAACGTTAGAAGCTCTTGTGTGGTGGATTCTTGCGTAGCCCGACACGATACCCCAATTTAATCTCGCAAAATCTTTTATAAGCATCACTCCTCCAAAAATATCGTCCATTCTTTCAGCCCCCTTAAATGTTCCCACGGGTGCGAAGTAGACATAAGGTAAGGCTTCCCTACGCCACGCAAGATTCATCCCACACATTGGAAAGAATATTCCTTTTGGTATCACACCTTGATAGTAGGTAGGCTTAAACTCTGGGTTCATCAAGAGCTGTGTGGGTGCGTCATAGTCTGGGACTCCTTCCCATACTCCGTGACTGAGCATTACCTGTGCCTCGGTTCTTACTCCATAAGGAAATCCACGCATCGGTACATTTGCAGTAGACAGCCAAGAGATAGGTACTTTCATATTAAGTGCGTCTATGTGGTCTTGGATAGGGTCGCCAATAGGTTCGGTGTCGGTGTCAAAGGTTAGAATGTACTCCACATCTGGGAGGTACCGGGCTATGTAGAGGAAGCCTAGTTGCCTTACTCCCGCACACTTGTTTGAGATTAAGGTGTTTTCAAGTTTTATTACTTCTCCTTTATATTCTATGTGAGGCACATCACCTGCATCGTTGACTAAGATAAACTCTACTTGGTGCTTATCAAACAGAGCTTGCCACTTACCTAAGAATAAGTCGGTGAGTTCTTGTTTGTGCGAAGGTACTACTACAGCGATATTAGACATTAGTTGAGCCATTGTTTATTTTCTAACGACCATTTTATATACCTCTGTAGTGATTCTTTGAGGGTGAAGGGCATAACCCAACCTGTTTCTTTTAGCTTAGTTCCGTCTAGTGCGTATCTCCTATCGTGACCCTTTCGTTCCACATGGAAGTCTACAAGCTTATATTTCAACTCCTTGCCCATCAGTTCAGATACCATAAGAGCGGCTTCACGATTATCAAGCTCATCATCAGAGGTTACATTGAATCTTAGGGGTCTATCTTGCTCATCTTTACACATTTTCACAGGGAGATTTTCTAGGATGTGGAGGATTGCGTCTGCGTGATTGTCTACATAAAGGTAATATCTTCCACCGATATAGTTGTCGTTTCCGTGTATGGTTACAGTCTCGTCATTGTGAATAAGTTTTATCAGCTTTGATAAATATTTTTCGCTATCCTGATTTTCACCGAAGTTGTTGACAGTGTTGGTCAAAACTAAAGGCACATCATAGGTTCTCCAATAAGAGATGGCGAGGGCTTCTTGTGCTGCTTTTGAGGCCGCATAGGGATTTGAGGGAAGTATTGCATCCCATTCCTTGTACCTTGTTCCTATTGGTGCAGAGCCATACACTTCATCAGTAGAGACCTGTAAAAAGACTTTGGGCTTAACTATACGAGCAAGCTCTAGCATCGTTAGAATTAACTCAACATTGTTTTGGATAAAGGGTACCGGGTCTTCGATTGAGCGATAAACGTGTGAATCACTCGCAACATTCACAATGTAATCAATCTGAGGAAGTGTGGAGATTGTGTGTTCTGTAAATCGAGTAGTGAGATCATGTGTGAGAACTCTTGCTCGGTCTCGGTACTCTGGTGTCCTGTCAAATATCTCGGTAATCCTTTCTGGTGTGCCTTTGTGGTTCCATGAGCATGGACATATAAAATTCCAATCTGTGTTTTTGAGAAAGTATTCTAAACAATGAGAGCCAATAAATCCGCTGACTCCACTGCATATCATAGTCCTTTGGTATTTTTTTTCCATTTTCTTGTTGTTTGCCAATGGTGTTTCAGGTGCTCAGATTTGTTGGCAAATAAATATAAGTTGTTAATTTTGTTGTTGTTTGGGTTGTTGTCAATATGGTGCACCACCTCCTCACTTGACAACTTCCTCCCCAAATGTTTTTCCATTACATATCTGTGGTATTTTAATCGGATACCGTCCTTGCCAATGTTCCAATAGCCTGTATTTTTATCGAAATACGGTTTTCCACTTCCCGTATTCCAAGGCTTTTGCCCCTTCTTAAAACTTGTTGGGTTCTCCTTAACCAGCTGATAAACAAGCCCGACAGGTCTTGTGCGGTATTTGTAGAAACACTTTTTGCAACAATACTTCTTTCTGTGAAGAAGGTAGGGTTTGACAAAGAAGACTTTTCCACACGGGCAGGTTTTATCCATGCCCCAATTATACTCCCCATAAACCCTGTGTCAAGCAAGATGATATTTCTTTTATACATTTTACTTCTTTGCCTTTACTTCCCCCGTGCTTTCAATTGGTTCTTCTGGTTTGAAATCTGCTATAGCTTGGTTGATTGCCCTTAGGTTTGCTTGGTTTTGTTCGAGGTTTACCAATGAGTCGTATGCCATTGCCTTTAGTTGCTCAAGGGTGAATTTCCTTGCTTCCATGTTGTTTATATTATAACACTATTTAATAATAATCTCCACATCTTTGGTCTTATTGTCATTGCCAATGTATTCCGTTTTTTAGGAAGAATTGGGGCTTTTGTCTAGGGAGGAGATGTAATTTACTGCATCCTGTATCTGACTTTCTTGCCCTTTGTATTCTTTTAATAATCCTTTCACTACCCTCTCCCTCTCTTCTGCTATGGCTTGTGACTTTCCTTGAATATACGCTTGCTTTACCGCTTCTCCTTCCCACGCCTTTGAGCGTTCTTCTGCTAGGGCTTGTGTGATTTTGGTGGTGAGGGCTTCTTCAAGGACATACTTCAACATTTCATTTGCTTGTTGTGCTGTAAATAGATGAGTCCCTATGGTTTCGCAAACGCCCGACTTGAAACTGATACCACCGTCAGGCTGAAAGTCTTTTGGTAGTTTCCAACCTAGAAATCTGTCTACTGCTATCTTTAATACCTCCTCTAAGATTTTATCTGTGTTGGTCATATATCTTTATTATTAAGTCTGTCGGTATAAACTGACAAAATGTAGCTTCCGCTCTCTTGTCGCAGTTTTACATAGTAACCAGATAGTGCCAAGGACATTGCTACATTTTTTGCACTATCAATATACATAAAACTAAATGTGACTTTCTCTTTAATTTTAATAGTTGTTTCTTTCATATATCTTTATTTATCTGTTTGATTTAACTTCTAATGGTAGTTCGTCCCAAAAAAATGCCTTTATATCCGTGTCACTAAATCTATACTCTCTTGTCCCCTGTTTACTTTTAACAACCATTGGATTTATTCGCCCTTGTTTTATTAAACGAGATATTGTTTTTCTGTCCCTATCTACTATCCCGCAAAACTCTTGCATTGTGTGGTCATCTCTATTTATTCTTTTTTCTTTGTGTGTCATATATCTTTATTTATCTGTTAATGGTTTGTCTAGGGAGGAGAGGCGTAGTCTTTTGTCTTCTCTAGCTTGTACCGCTTTCTTTGCTCTTGCTATTCGTTGTTTTTTGGTTAGACTTTTGGCACTTGCGAGTCCACCAAGTTTACCAAGTTTGACTGCGTTAGGATTTTTCATACTTATTTTGGTGCTACCCAATTTTTTAATCTTTTTTCCATAAAGTCCAAGTCATATCCACTAGCTTTTATATCTCCTTTGATTTGGTAAATAGTGTGGTGGTGTTCACTTTCATAACTAAAGGCTGGGTAAAAACCTCTTTCTTCATTATATTTATATTTTTCTGGTCTAATGGTCTTTTTATTTTTCCCACCAAAACTCATAAAAGATAATTCTTCGGGAGGATTTTCTGTAAAATCTTTCAAGTGTTTCTTTTGGTTCGCAATATAAATCTTAATATACTCAATTGTTGGTGGGAGTAGGTCGCAAGATACCTCATAAGGCAACCCTCTGGCACCCCTACAAGAAGCAGTCTGCCACCCACTACCCCTATTAGGTCTTTGATAACCGTGATGTGCAATAACCCCTGTCTTTGCTTTAATATCACGACCACATATTTGGCAAGTTGTTATTTCATTCTTCATACATACATACTATCATACCGCTTAGATAAAGTAAACAGACCCCTGTGGATAACTATTTAGGGTTAGTGTCTTGGAGGGAGGAGAGGAGTGTCCGTATTTTAGTTGCATTTTCACATTCTATGCAGGGTTCTACTCCTCTATTACTATTTTTGTTTAATTCCCACTGACTTCGCCCGTTATCGTTGAAATCACTCGTGGATATATCACTTGTAAGTGCCCCCACCACCTTCTTTATCATCTCTTGCTCGACATACTTAGCAAATTCATCTAGCCCCACTTCAGCTTCTCTTAGGTCGTCAATGGAGTCGATGTTGATGAATTTATCTATTATTGCCCTGCGTTTTTCTGTGTATGTCATATCTATTCCTCTTGCGAGCTGTTAGTTAATAATCCCCCTATAAATGTCTTTGTTTCTTCTGACTGGTCGTTGAAGTTGTCTTTGGATAGGTTCCAGTGAGTGTCTTGGTGATAATACCTACCTACATATCCCATATGACAAATACCTCCGTTGGGAATAACACAATAGTTTTCTTTTTCTATAGTGTTTACTTTCTCGATTGCCTGTAAAACTGTTGCTAGTGTGATAGGTTTGCCGAGGATTTCAAAGTTTTCTTCTATCATTTTTTTATCTTGCCAACCGCCCCAGTCATTTATCATTACAGTTCCATCAAATCTTTCTTTTATAACTCTACTAGTTGCTGTGCCGTTTTTTAATACACACCCAAACTCCAATGCCATAACACTCGGAACTAACTTTTGTATTCGTTTTATTGTTTCTTCGTGGGTCATAATAGTTTTATTTGGATAGGTAAAATCCTTTTAATCTTGGAAGTGCGTGCAATACCGCTTCAATTTCTTTCTTATTTATTTTAGTAGCACCAATATAGTCCCGTAATAAAATTACCAGACCTTTCTCGCTAAGACCTGACTCTTTTATTTGTCTAAGTGAATTTTCGATGGATAATATCGCCTGTGGGGTTATTATTGGCTCTTTTTCTTTAGCTAGTTCTTTGATTTCATCATCAGAGTACAGTGCTAGTAATGGAGATGTATCAATAAAGGTCTTTGAATACCTTGTCCAACTCTTTGTTCCATCCCAGCGAACACTACAATATTCAGTGTTAGACTCCTTTGCATATCCTAGTCTTTGTCCTTTGAGTGTTTCTATTCCCTCTTTTGTATATTGACATCTAATTTCTTTTTTTTTCATATCTATTTCTTAATCTTAATGTTGGTTAATAATCCCCCTATAAATGTCTTTATTTCTTCTGACTCTTGTATTCGTTTTATTGTTTCTTCGTGGGTCATATAGTTATTCTTTAATTATCGACAACTCATTAAGTGCTTCTAGCGTTCCCTTGAGCTGTGGGATTTCGTCTACTTCTTCAAAAGTAGCTTCACAACCATTTACTTCTTCGTCAAAATGCTCGGCATCAAAGTCTGTATCTATTTGGCTATCACACTTGTGGCAATATTCTATGCTCATATATTTTTATTTATCTGTTAATGCTATCTTCCTCATATCTTCTAGGTGTTTTTCTGTTGCCTCAAGTTTGCCGGCTGTATATTCTTTCTCCGGGCTCACTCCCTCTTTGTTTAGAGCGTTTACTAAAGCAATCATTTGTTGGTGTGTTAAAGACAATGTGGGTTTTGGGGGGATAACTCCGTCAGTTATTATTTCACCACCCAACATTTTCCTGCCCCCGTTTTGTGTTCGAGTAAAGATATAAATATCCTTTTCTAGTTTATAACCAACATCTACTATTTTTACTATCCAGTCGTTCATATCTATTTAGGGTTAGTGTCTAAGGATGCGAGGAGTCTTTCACATAAATCATTTAGAGTTTCGTGCCGTTTTCCTTCTATTCTTATTTCAGGGCAAATTACTTTTCCCTCGCCATTTGTTATTCTTTCAGTTTCAATTATAAATCTTTGTTCCCAAGTTTCACTTGCACGTCCACTAAATCTTTCAAAACCACCCTGCATAGTTATTTTGAATAGATTTTTATCACCACCATACCAACCTAGGTTATAGCCCCATGCAAGTAGTTTCTCAAATCCTACTAAATTATATGGTTCGTATTTCATATATTTTTATCTGTTAATGGTTTATCTAGGGAGGAGAGGATGTCGTCTAGGGCTTGGTTGTAGCCCTTGCTTTCGTCTAAATTTATATCCAATCTGTTGTGCTTTTCCCATAGAATGTTTTTTCTTTTTTTATATATCTCCCCCCTCACCCTCTCTCTATCTTCTGCTATGGCTTGTGCGATTGTTTCAATGAGGACTTGTTCATACCATGCAACTGCTTCAGGTTGAAGTAAGAGAGGCTTAGGTGTAGCGGTCATGTATGACTCTTTTTGTATTTCCTTAAACTCCGCTACTTTTCTTTGTATGTAGGTCATATATCTTTATTTATCTGTTAATGGAAGAGATGAGAGGATTTTATCAGTAAATAATCTAAATCTTTCCACCATATATTCTCTATCGTTTTCGTTTGGGTGAACAGAAAACTCTTCATAAAGTTTCTCTATCACCCCCCTCACCCTCTCTCTATCTTCTGCTATGGCTTGTGCGATTGATTCGGCGAGGAACTCTTCTAATTTAGTTTCCGATAATTCATATTCACTTTCAGGGTATTTTTCACCGCAATAAAGAGATTTTTCAATGTCTTCAAACCTTTGTGGCATATCCGTTCTTTTCCGAAACTCCTCTAATCTTTTTTCTGTGTAGTTCATATATCTTTATTCTTTATCTGTTAAAAGACTTCTAGTGCTGACTTTCGTATTACTTCAAACTGCTCTTCTGTGATGAACACTTCTAGTATATTCTTTTCGATTTCTCTACGAGGGTAATCAGAATTATCTATTCTTGAACTTCCAAATCGTGAACGGTCTTTATAATCAGCCATTTCAGCTTCATATTGGTCGTTGTTTACAAATCTTTTTATGTTTAATTTAATCATATTATTTTTTAGTTAGTTAATGGTTTATCTAGGGAGGTGAGGATGGACCATTGAGAAGCCATTGCGTCTGCTATTCCTTGAAATGTTTTACTTCGTGCAATTGACCGTTCTTTTGGTGGAAGTCTAAAGGCGTCTGAATACCACTTCGGCATTGATTTTCCACTTGCGAAAGTTATTCGTTCCCCTTTGTCCACAAGTTTTGTTCCTTTGAGCGGTTGTAGCCCTTTTATCCACAAACAGGTTTTCTTGGAAAATGGTTCGCCAAATTCGTACGGTTGAATTATCTGTGTAGGTTTTTGGTAGTGGGTGGACATTATTCCTACCGGGTTTTCTATCACTACTTTGGGACACTTTGCATTAGCAAACTCCATAAAGAAATCTATGCCTTCTTGTTGTCGCCCATCTTTTATCTTTTCAACAAACCACGCTGCTCCGCTAACTGCTAAATGAGTACAGGGTGGAAATGCAATTATCATATCCCAATCTTTTTTAAGTTCGGGCAACACATCTCCCTGTATGTGCCATTCAGGATGTCCACCACTACAAGGAAGAATATCACAAGAAAACGCCTCGTGTCCTTTTTTTCTAAACGCCTTACAAACTGTTTGACTTTCTTCACACGCTATTAGTATTTTCATATACCTTTATTCTTTATTCTTTATTCTTTGTTAGTGTCTAGGATGCAGAGAAGGTCTGAGTGTTTAATGCTCAACACCCATTCTCCTGATTTTTCAGCATTAAATATGGCATCTACATCTATATAATAACCCTCAATCTCCAGCCTCACCCTCTCTCTATCTTCTGCTATGGCTTGTGTGATTGAGGTGGCGAGGAAATTGTTACAATGGCGAATCATATCCTCTACATCTTGATTTCCTAGCCAAGCGTCAAAGAAGTCGGGCATATCATCATCTAGTACGCTTGGATTAGCTTCAGAGCATACTGTCTCTAGGTAATCTTCAAATCTTTTTTCTGTGTAGGTCATATCTATTCCTCTTGCGAGCTGTTAGTTAATAATCCCCCTATAAATGTCTTTGTTTCTTCTGACTCTTGTATTCGTTTTATTGTTTCTTCGTGGGTCATATAGTTATTCTTTAATTATCGACAACTCATTAAGTGCTTCTAGCGTTCCCTTGAGCTGTGGGATTTCGTCTACTTCTTCAAAAGTAGCTTCACAACCATTTACTTCTTCGTCAAAATGCTCGGCATCAAAGTCTGTATCTATTTGGCTATCACACTTGTGGCAATATTCTATGCTCATATATTTTTATTTATCTGTTAAATCATCTAGCGGAGTAAGTGGTTCAATTTTTGTAATATCCGCGTATTCACTTTCCACTTGTTCTAAGCCCGCAGCAAGGACATAGCTCGTTGCGCAAGCTCCTGTCTCTTGGTTTATAAAGGTTACTTTGTATAGGTTCATATCTAGTTAGTTAGTTAGTTAATCTTCTATCACGAACCCTAATGCCCCTAGAAAGTCTGGTAACTGACTTCCCTTTAGTGACTGAGTGCCTCCACGACCACAGAACTTTGCGTTTTGTAATTCAGCACCACTGAGGTTAGCATTACGGAGGTCAGCATTACGGAGGTTAGCACCACTGAGGTCAGCATCACTGAGTTTAGCATCACTGAGGTCAGCACCACTGAGGTTAGCATCACTGAGGTTAGCATCACTGAGGTCAGCACCACTGAGGTCAGCATCACTGAGTTTAGCATCACTGAGGTCAGCACCACTGAGGTTAGCATTACGGAGGTCAGCATTACGGAGGTTAGCATTACCTTTTTCAATAATTGCTTCCTTGTAAGTATTCTTAGTGGATTGAAAGATAGTAGAACCGGTAAATCTGTTTTTTATGGCGATACCTGTTACTTTTTCTTCTTTAGGGGTGCTATTTATTTTTATAATTTCTTTCACTTCTTCGTCTGTTAATTCAACCTCTTTGTTTTTTAGTGTGTATTTCATATCTAGTTAGTTATTTAAATCTGCATACTTTTTCACCAACTTCATGCAGTTATCGAGTGCTATGCTGTGAGTCTTTCCTTGTCCTACATACATTTCTCCCTCAAACTCGCACACTGCACGTTTGTTCTTACTATTTTTTATAGGCACGATTGCCATAGTGAGTTTGATTCCTCTTTGTAATCTCCACCGCTTGTAGTTTCCGATTGTTACTTCTGGTTTTTTCATGATAATTTTGCGTATATTCTTGTTTGTAATGCTTTCAATGCTCTTGCGTTTGCTTTTGAATACGCTTTGTAGAGTGTCATCTTTCCTCCGTCTTCTGTTACCTTCCACTTTCTGTCAATGTCTTTTTCTGTTTTCTTTTCTTCACTCTCTTTTTCTGTGAGGTAAAAGATTGCTTCGAGCTTTTCAAGTCGTGCCAGCTCTAGCGTTACGTCTATATCAAAGAAAGAGAGGTTGTCGTAATACTTTTCTGTCTGTTCCTTGCTAAAGGTGTCTTCTCGTATTTCTTTGTACAGGTCGAGTAGTTTCATAGGGTGTCAAGTTCTTTGAGTTGGAAAAGTTGGTTTGTCTGTATTCGGCTTCCAGTCATTCAACTCTAAATAAAGGACTCCCTTGTCTTTACTCTTTTTCAGATCCACGTTCACCCATCCTTTTTCGTTCTTGTGTTTCTTGAGAAACTCTATCGCACTGTCTACTTCAAAACTTAATCTACCTTTTATAAAATCAGGTGAGCCTTCTCTTGGTTTTTCAAATCTCATCCCTTCTGCGAATACTTTTTGTTTGTCCATGGTTTAAAAACTAAGGTCATCATCTTGTAATGTTTTTCCACTTGCACTGTTCGCGTCATCGTCTGTTGCTTCCAAGGCGAGCATACTCTGTAAAGCGTACCTTCTGTAGTACGTTATGACAGACCCTGTTTCTTGGGCTGTTTTGCCCTCTGGTAGCACGCATGTCTCAATAATTGCATCTACACCGTCTGCATCCATAATCGACGTTTTAAGGGCAATTCTGCCCGTTTCATGGGTGGTCAGGGATTGCATGAGGATAAGTCCGTGCTTATTTAAGATTGGTTTCACTTCTGCGAGTACTGCGTTGATGTCGAAGTACTTTGATTTGAAGAAGGGGTTTGTACTATCTCTTTTTATTGCTCCGATTTCTTCTTGGCACAAAAGTAGTTTTTGTCGTAGTGAATTAGTAGTCATAGGTTGTGGTTAATATTTCTTCTAATGTGATAACTCGTCTTGTAAACTCTGGGTCTGTTTGTAAGTCTGTGAAGTAATCTTCTTTTTCACAGTATCTGGCGGTGCGAGCTTCCATCTGTCTGATGATTGATTTTTGATGTGCGGTGTATTGCATGTTAGTCTTCTCTTACGTCTTTACCTTGTAATATATCTCCGTCTTCTGAATCGTACTGGAAGCTATCTTCGATAAATGTTTTTATCATGAGAAGCATTGCATCGTCAGACATTGTGTCTGTGAGAACGTATCTGCGAGCGACTACTGTTTCGTCTTTGTCGTTTACTGATTCTAGGAATATTTGCATATTAGTTTGTGATAGCCATTAAAAGAACAGAAAAGATATACATTGATGTGGTGATCGCGAGAACGTGTAGTGTTGTTTTCATAAAGTTGTGGCTATCGCCTTCCCTCGCTTATCAGTAAGGGGAGGCGACAACCGATAAGCTGGTTGCTAATAGGTTGTCGTGACGTACGGGTTACTCAGTCTGAACCAAGTAATCGCCTGTCTTTTTAGAGTATATACCCTGTTGAGAATGATGTCAATGTCATAACTGTGGATAACTTTATTTCTTCTTCATAAAAAACTTTCCGTGCTTTTTACTTTTACAATAGATTAGCTTCCCGTCTAATGACTTATATATTTTATTACAACAAAAGGGACACTTATCAACTCGGAGAGCTTCCCATTGGGGAGGGAGTAAAGTCATTTCATATTTGATTGTGAATCGCTCAAGGTATTTTTGTATGTTTATTTCCATAAGTCTAACCTTTAAAGAACTATTGTATTGATACTAATTAGATTTATATAGTTTAAAACTTTATTACGAAAGATTGAGTTGTTACAGCCCCCCTACCCCCACAGTCTTATACAAGAAAGTAAGTTATGTTTTATTTTAGCGAAGTGCTACAAACAAAACATCGGTAAGAGAGTTGTGGACTTCATTACGATGAGTCTCGGTGTCTGTTTTAGGCGACACACCACAACGGTTACTGGTTTATATTAAAGTCGCTCCAGTTAAACCCCCCAGCGACTAAGAAACAAAAAAAACACACTATTGGAGGAGCGATTATGTGCATTAAGTCACATTGAGCTTTCGCTCACTCCCCCAAGACTGTGTTCTTTCCTAAATTATCTTAATGTAATTTAACCTCTGTAATTATACCAACTCTACAACGGCTTGCAAATCACACACCTGTGGATAGCTTATTTGTGTACTCAATTATCTTTGCGTCAATTACTTAACTGGGAAAAGTTTGTCCATTTAAGATATTGAGGAGTTTTTCATATACTTCGTTGTAGTTTATTTTGAGTGTTCCAACCATCAATATTCCCTTTCTTTTTTCCAAACCAACAAACCACTTCATTCCTTTTATTTGGAGCACTCGTGAAGCCCAATAACTTTCGTTGTGGTGTAGTTTAAAATGACACCCATTGCATAGATTTATAAGATTTTCAAAATCGTATCGAAGTGCCAAACTCTTACTCTTATGAACGTGGTGATGTGCCACTTGAGTTCTGCCTCCACACAACAAACAGACAGGCTTGAATTTTACTAAAATAGGACTCAGTAATTTGTCGCAGTCTTTTTGATTGTGTTGTCTCTTTACTTTTTTCATACGCTAAAAACAAAGAATCTTTTGCACATGGTGATTCGTTTTTAATCGAAAGAAGTCTCCTGATGTCGTTCTCACATAGATTGCGTTGTTGCACTTCTCGACAGACGTTACTGTTGAACACTCTTTTGCGTGCAATAGAATCCAGTCTCCTTTTTTGATTTGTTTGTTATTGAGCCACTCCGTCTTCATCCCATAATAATACAACAAAAAAGCCCACACGACTGTGGACAATTTCTGTTAGGTTATGGTTGAACCGACTTGAGTGTTTGTTTTACAAAACTGTGTATAAGACAATAGACACCATTACAGTGCCTATTGGGAATCTTAATCACCCCCTCAAAAAGTAAAAGAAAGGAAGAACAGCATGAAAGCACAGAACAACAAAAAGTGAAACATATTGTCGTGGTCGTTTTTCATTGTCTCCTCACTAGTAACTTACGTTGAGCGAGTTTTCTGCAACACGGGCAAGGTGACGATACAAACTTGTTTTTTTCTCCCCCAAGTATCGGTTTTTTTATGACACGGCACACACAAAGTACGGCCATTTGAAACTTCCAAGCGTAATTCAGGATAATCGCAAAATCTTTTTATGTGGTCTGCGTTAAGGGTTCCTCCCCTTTTAAAACACAAGACACAGGTGTGATTATCTCTAATGAAAACTGCGGTTCGCCATTTTTGATACTTACAGCTTTTCCGTATTTTTTCACTTAGCTTTGTTAATCCTCCTTTCCAATTATGGTGGTTACATCCTGTTGGTAACTTTCTGTCTCTGACCCAGTTAAGATTTTTAGGTTTTAGTGAATTGTAAAATCTAACTCTGGCGTTGCAAAATTCTCTATTCTTTGCCCTAAAGTCAAACGTGCCCTTATTGACACAATCCTTGCACCAAGACGCTCGTGCTTTTGATGGTCTATCTGTCCTAATTCGAAAATTAACCAAACAGAGTTCTTTTTTACACTTGGTGCAAACCTTTTTCATCTAAACATAATACAACATCTTTGTTGATTACCCAATGCGGGGGACAGCAACCATAAAGTAATCAGGGTCTAACCAAAACATGTTCAGTACATCCGCTATTTGTGGAGCAGTGAGATTTGAAAAAAGCAGGTGATACGCTTCGTGCTTGTTGCGTGGTACTTCCGAGATGTTTCTAGGCTCATTTAAGCCGCCCAAACTTCTGCATTTTCTATGGTGCTTATCTGTCGCTCTCCTCTTCCTCATCTTCCGATACCTCTGGATGAAGTGAGACGGCTTGCTCGTGAGTCAAGTCAAGAGCGAATTGGTCTTTGGTATGCACAGGATGAGTCCCGTGATACGCGTACACTGCCTTACAGCAGGGACACGTTACATAAATAAAGCCACGCTCGTCTGTCTTCTCCCATTGGACTGTCATATTGCCTCCGTGTGTAAATGTGCGTTCTGACCTTAATTATACTCCTCCAATAAAAAAAGAGAGATAGTTATCCCCCTTTTCTTATCCAACTCTCTCATCTTGTGGGACAAGAGGTCACCCGTCTTTCAACGGGCAAGTAGACCACATAAGACATTTTCCTTTAAGGAGGTTTGTAACTAAAAAATTAATTGCGAAGTCTTCGTTTTGCATTTGTTCTATTGAAATATGTGGGTGCCAACAAATATTTATTTGGCTTAACCCATGTGAGGGACCGTAACTTTGAGTACGCTTACACCAGTAGTCTTTATCGCCGACAGCATTTTTCTTGTATCTACTTTCACGGCTTATTATTTGCTTTGCTTGTTTTATCACAACTTCATTACCTTGAGCAAGTTTTTCTATTTTCCCGTTAATCCTCTCTATATCCGTCATAACGGGTAAATTCGCCACCACGGGCGTTTTTGGGGCTTCTACGGGCGTTGTAGAGGCGTGCACTTGTGTAGTTATCGGCAGAGTAACTTGTGGGTTTACTGCAATAACAAATGAAAGAAGGTATATAAGTATAGTGAATACATAGCGGGCTTTCCGAGTTTCTCCTTGTGGGTATAGTCCGACGAAGACTAGAGACAAGTGTGCTATTTCTGTGTGTTGTCAGTTGCCCAGAGTCTCAAAAAGTTCACCAATACAGATGACAGTGCCACGATAAACGGAGTCCATACTCCAAAATCAAGACCGTCTGACATTGTTGGAATCCACACTATCAAAGCACCTGCGAGAGCTACGCCAAGTCCTTTGACTAAACTTTTAAATTCTGGAGAACCAAATTCAAATGATTTCATATATTGTCTTGCGACACCTTTATTATACTACAAAAGTAAAAGGGCAAGTAATAACCTGCCCTTTGTTTTACTCCGTCAAATGTGCACGGTAATTCCCGTCAGCGAGCAGTTCCATTGACACACCACCCTGAGCAGGAGGCTTGTAGCCAGCTTCGTATGCGTAGCTTCCGTACCAACCCAAGAAGGCTTGTGAAACAACAGTCCACTGCTTCATGAATAGAAGCCGACAATTAATCGGGTCTTCCATGATTGCTGTTTCGGATTCTGCAATGCAGTCATGCGTATGACCTGACACAAAGAAGTGAACCATGCCTGTCCAACCTTTCGGGCGTGAAGCCATGTTCATCTTTCCACCCTTGGTTTGTGAGTTCCCAAAACCGTGGAAGACATAGAAAGTCCACTTGTAGGTGTTAGCCATAATTGTCATGGTAACTGGTCCGTTAAAATACGGGACCTTGAGTCGTTCTGCAAGAATCTGAGCAACATCAATACCTGTCTTTTTCTTTGTTCTCGCTTCGTGGTTTCCAGGAGTCGAAACAAGTATCTTGTGGGCAATCGTTGAAAGGATTTCTGTTATCCTATCAAGCTGAGTCATGGGTGCGTGAGCTTGGTCGTACATCATTCCACGACCATCATCAATCGCATTTTCCATAATATCGCCACCAAGAATTGCATACACGTTTGGTGTTTCACGAATCCATTTCACATATCCAAGAAACTTATCGAAATTGTGAGTTTGGTGTCCGTAATGAATATCAAACAGTGGTGCAATGATAACCTTTTCTTTGAACTTTGGAAGGTTCACCAAAAGATAGGGTTGTTCGTTCCCATGACTGTCTTTGCCAACGTGGTGTACAAACGTCTTTGGAAGAAGTTTGATGCCCGCAGGAGGCTTTGACAGCAGGATGTACACAAGCTCGTGGTATGTGTTTCTTTGTTCAAACAAAACCAAACCTTCGTACTTTGCCTTGAGGAGTGTGTCCCAATCTTTAAACCTTTCCTGAACCTCCTTAAGGGTACGACCCTGTGTCAGATACTTTTGAAACGCACTCGTGTTGTTCCCGGTTTTCTTATTCACAAAATCCCCCATTTTCAAATTTCTTCGGTAGCACCATTTACGGAGAGAGTCTCCATTAAATTGCTTTCCGTACTTCTGGTTTACCAGTTCCGCTATCTGTGTCCACCCCTTATCAAAATTACTTTGAATGTACTGTTCCATATGTAATTATACCAATAAAAAACAGCACAAGGCTGTTTATATAAACTCATTATGCGTTTCACAAAAATTTGGGTCGTCTTCACAAGTGCAGACTTTTTTTCTGTTGTGCGTTTCCTCCCAATCCTTTTCGTCAAACTCGCTTGAGTTGTAGTCCATTTCTTATAAAAGATACCTCTGTATTGTCCTTTAAATATGTGCCCTTGATAATATAGTTATCCACAGTTTTCCCCTGTACAACCTTGACTCTTTTTCTGCATCATTTGAGCAATCATTTGTTGGTAGAGCACAATGAGCTGTCTTAGTAGTTCCATCTTCTCCCCATCTTTGTTTTGCAAAGGGATGAACGGGACATCTGTTTTCTTCGGAGGGTACACAGTCTTCCTTGCCCAGTCATCTGGGAGGAGGTTGCCGTAACATTCTGTTGTTAGCTGGAGTCCACGGTGAGGAAAGATGTTTTGCTTCGGTATTGAAATTGTTGTGCCTTTTTTTACTTTGAGCATGTATGCGTTCTGCTCGATAATGTTGAGGGCGAGTACACGCAAGGTGTCCTTCTGTGCGTCTGTCGGAAGTCCTGTAGAGAAGTTTCCTGCGAGGCAGATAGATACGGTGTCCTTGTTGTGTCCTTTCTGTGCGGCTGTTTCTTCTCCGATAAAACGGCACTGTGTCCATTCGCCATTCTTCCATATGACGATGTTGTAGCCTACCCAGAGGTCAGGTCGCATTTCTGAA